GAGATGAAACTCTGGGACGCTTGCGTTGAAGCCTACGAGGGTGACAAGGATCGTGTCATTGAGAATGCCAGATTGCTTTGGTTACGCAGAGAAATAGACCAACTATGGGAGCCACCCGTTGACCACAACACGATCAGCTAAGGCTAAGGGCCGCACAGGTCAGCAAGAAGTTAGGGACAAACTCTTGGAAACATTCCCGGAGTTTGAACCTGATGACATCAAGAGTACAACAATGGGGGATGGTGGAGAAGACATCCAGCTATCCCCTGCTGCTCGTAAGAAGATGCCTATTAGTATAGAGGTTAAGCGTAGGAAGGGTGAGCTTAAGACTGTGTATGGTTACATAGAACAAGCTTCTAAGCATGGCAAAGGAGAGCCTGTAGTTTTCTTTCGTTCAGATAGAAAGCCTTGGGTTGTCATGGTCGGCATGAACCACTATGCTGAACTCCTTAGAAACTGGAAGAAAGACTAATCATGACACAAGTAGTAAAGGTTTGGGACATACTAGCAGGCCCAATCTCAGTAGAAGACAACGAGAATCTTAAAGAGTTTCCAGAAGAGTGCCAACAACTTCTAATCTGTAAGGCAGAAGTGGAAGGTGAAGTAGAGACAGTACACTACTGGTTTGAAACAATAGAGGATGCAAACGAATGGGTAAAACATTTCCGTGCTAGCATAGAACCTCTTGAAATAAATTATGGAGGAGAGTACGATGCATAGCTTGACATTACTCTCTTCTTGCGTATAACTAGGGGTTTCTAAAAATGGAATATGAAGTTATACTTAGTATTAAGATTGATCCATCAGCTTACTTCTTAGAGGTTGATGACATAGAAAGTCCTAGGGTTGTCCTAGAACTATTAGAAGATGTCCTCTATGATTTAGATGACATGACTGTACAAAAATGTGAGGTAACACGACATGACTAAAATAACACTGGACGATATTGAATATGATTCAGAAGACTTCAACGAAGATCAGAATACAATCTATAAAGAACTGATCAACAACAACAACGTTACTGTTGGTATTCAGTACCAATTAAATAGTCTCAACGTTGTACGAGATCTACTTGTAAAGAAACTTAAAACATCTTTAGTAGGCGAGACAGTAGATGATAACGAGTAATCAGTACAGTGAGTGGGTTGAACGCAAGATCATAACTTCACCCGAAGATAGGCTAACAGAAAACACCCTCGGTCTTTGTGAAGAGGCCGGGGAAGTTGCAGGTAAGATCAAGAAACGTATCAGGGATAACACAAAGGTATCACCTGAAGCTATCTTAGCTGAACTAGGTGATGTATTATTCTATACTACAGCACTAGCTAATTACTATGACTTTAACTTAGCTGCTGTGATTGAGTTTAATATGACTAAGCTAGACGGACGTGAGGCACGAGGAACACTAAAGGGAAGCGGAGATAACCGATGAGTAATAATTATTTACCTACTGACTATCAAACTTTTATTGCAACCAGTAGGTATGCACGTTGGCTAGAAGATGAAGGCCGACGAGAGACATGGGCTGAGACTGTTGAACGTTACCTAGATAATATTATCAAGCCTGTATTAGAAGATGATAATAGCAACGGTCATAATGCTGAGGTTGACTTGATCCGTCACCACATGTTGTCACTGCAGGTCATGCCTAGTATGAGGTCAATGATGACTGCGGGTAAAGCTGCTGCACGTGACAACACATGTATGTACAACTGTAGCTACCTACCCGTAGATGACCCTAAGTCCTTTGATGAGGCTATGTTCATCCTGCTCTGTGGTACGGGGGTTGGTTTCAGTGTTGAGCGTCAGTTCATCAGTAAGCTCCCTGATGTCCCTCCCCTCTTTGATAGCGACACTACGGTTGTCATTAAGGACAGCAAGGAAGGTTGGGCGAAAGGGTTCAGACAAGTTTTAGCACTCCTATGGGCTGGTGAAATCCCTAAGTGGGATGTTAGTAAGGTACGTCCTGCTGGCGCAAGGCTCAAGACATTTGGTGGTAGAGCCTCTGGTCCTGCACCATTGATTGATCTGTTCATGTTTGCAGCTAACACATTCAAGGCTGCTGAAGGCCGTAGGTTGTCTAGCATTGAGTGTCACGACTTGATGTGTAAGATTGGTGAGGTAGTAGTTGTAGGTGGTGTACGCCGCAGTGCTATGATCTCTCTATCTAATCTGTCTGATGATCGTATGCGTCATGCTAAGTCAGGTAACTGGTGGGAGAATGCAGGGCATCGTGCCTTGGCTAACAACTCAGTGTCCTACTCAGAGAAGCCTGATAGCATTGCTTTCATGCGTGAGTGGACAGCACTGATGGAAAGCGGAAGTGGTGAGCGTGGTATATTTAATAGAGAAGCTTCGGTTAAGCAAGCAGCAAAGAATGGAAGACGAGAGACTTGCTATGAGTTCGGAACCAACCCATGTTCGGAGATCATTTTACGCCCGAATCAGTTCTGTAATCTCTCGGAGGTTGTCATCCGTGCGACAGATGGTATGGAAGACATTGCAAGAAAAGTCCGTGTTGCAACTATACTTGGAACAATTCAATCCACCTACACCCACTTCCCATACTTGCGAAAGGTGTGGCAGTCCAATACAGCAGCAGAGCGTTTGCTTGGTGTGTCACTCACAGGGATAATGGATAACCCACTGATGACTATGGACAACAAAGGGTTGGCTGATACACTGGAGTACTTAAAAGATGTTGCTGTTTCTACTAATGCTGAGTGGGCTAATCGCCTTGGTATACCTGTCGCAACTGCTATTAGTTGCGTTAAGCCCAGTGGAACTGTCTCACAGTTGGTGGATAGTGCGTCTGGGATTCATGCTCGTCACTCTCCTTATTACATACGAACTGTACGAGGTGATAACAAAGACCCTCTGACACAGTTCATGATTGATCAGGGTATCCCTAGCGAGGCTGACGTTATGAAGCCTGACCAGACTACAGTGTTCAGCTTCCCCATGAAGTCACCCGATGGTGCTATTCATACCGCTGACATGACTGCACTAGAGCAGCTAGAGATGTGGCTGATGTATCAGCGTCATTGGTGTGAGCATAAGCCTAGCGTGACGATCAATGTCAAGGCAGACGAATGGTTTGAGGTAGGTGCCTTTGTGTATAAACACTTTGATGAGATGTCAGGTGTGTCGTTCTTACCCTTCAATGAACACACGTATCAACAAGCACCATATCAAGACGTAGATATTACAACATACAGAAATCTTAAGTCTCTGATGCCTTTGTCTATTGACTGGACTAAGCTATCATCCTACGAGGTGGAAGATAATACATCAGGTATGCAGACTATGGCATGTACTGGTGATGTGTGTGAGATGGTGGACATTACGTAACCGGGGGGTCTTCCTGAGCAAGAAGCAAACTGCTTACAACAAAGGAGTAATATTATGTATGTATACTTAGTAGTACTAATGCTTAATGGTTTGTATTCAGTTCAGGCACCTAACATGGTGTTCCCTGATAAGGATACTTGTGAACGAGTCAGAGCAATCAACACCAAGAAACTTAGGGACAAAAGTCCTACACCAAATGCAAAGTACTATGCTATTTGTGTGCAGATACCAAAGGATATAGACGCTTAATGCAACTAGAACTATTTGAAGCTGTCAAAACTGTCTGTGAGAATGGCCTTGAATGTAATAACTGTGGTGTTGTACAACCTGTAGAAAACTTTCAACACATGGTATCAGGTGAGATAAAAAGAAAGTGTAGGAGTTGCGCACGTAATCAATCTAGGTTAATCAAACATCTAAAGACACTACATCCGTACCCTGATGAGGGCTATACCTGTCCCATCTGTGATCGTACTATAGAAGACATAGCTAGAAAAGGCCAGAAGATGTTACGGTCTTGGGTCTTAGATCATTGTCATGAGACAGAAACCTATAGGGGTTGGGTGTGCTTTAACTGTAACACAGGACTAGGTGCCTTCAAGGATGACTTGCAGAAGGTTAGTAATGCCTGTAAGTATCTTGAACAACATGAAGCTAATCTAAATAAAGGAACTAATACTAATGACTAAGTGGACAGTACCAAGCAGCGGAGATTTTTTTGGTATGGCTGAGGAGTTTGAGAAAGAGATGAACAAAGACAATTTTATTGATGAATGTTTTGACCCAGTAACTAAGCCTTTACATTACAACACAGGTGGTGTAGAATGTATTGACTACATCAAGCAAATCTTAGGCACTGAGGGTTTCATTGCGTACTGTCATGGTAATATGATTAAGTATCAACACCGTCACAGATACAAGAACAACCCTGTTGAGGACATGGACAAAGCTAACTGGTACATGCAGAAGATGCGTGAAGCAATGAAGGAGATTCACAAGTGAAGCCATACGATCAGGGTAAGGAAGCCTTCAAGTCAGGTAAGCTAGGCAATCCTTACGGTACTAACACACGGCCTAACAAAGATTGGGAGTTCGGTTTCAACACTGAGTATTTCAAGAACTTAGAAAAGATAGTAGAGCATGACCAAGCCAATCAATCTTGAACAGGAAGCCAAGAAGTACGCTCGTAATAAACGTAACCCCAACATGATAAAACCCCTGACCGCCCGGAGGTACCTAGCAGGACAAGCACTTGCTGGAATACTTTCGGGTGGAAGAGGGGCTTTAAATATGTCTGAAGTAAGACGTTCATCATATGAGTGGGCAGACTATATGTTAGATGGTGAAGAGGATTAATCAAGCATGGGTTGCTTTTTTCTTCGTTCTTCCTCTAACTTTTGAAGTTTGTCTGCCTCAAACATTAAAGTCATTCGGAATCTAAG